CTAATTAAAGGTCCAAGTTCTGGATGTCTTGCTGGTATCTGCTGTAGATTTGGATTAGACATACTGAATCTACCGGTCACCGTTCCGCCTGCATCTGATCGTATTTGATTTATATCTGCATGTATTCTACCATTGACTGAGTGTTTAGTTATTGAATCTATAAATGTGCTGTGAGCTTTGTTAAGTTCTCTTGCCTCTGCAATTGCTTTGGGTAATTTGTGTGGGTGGTTTTGTAAAAAATTTTTTGTGAAAGATGGTTCTTTACTTTTCTCTGTTCTGTCATAAGGCAACTTTAATTTATCAAATGCCTTTGCAATACTCCTAGCCGCGTGTATCTCTACATCAATTCCTGTTAAGTCCTTGATATTTTTAAGAATTTTATTCTCTCTATCTATCAAATATTTTTTAATTTTGTCAGCTTTATCAAGATCGACTCTGACACCTTTGAATCTCATGTCAACTAGACAAGGAAATAATCTAGTCTCTAAATTAAATATGTCCCAGAGCTCTTGCTGGTATAATTCTGTTTCCAGTTTTTTCCAAAGCTTTAATGTAGATTCTGCATCACGCTCAGCATACTGGCCTACAAACAATGCAGGTAGTCTCCACAAATCTTTTTTAGGATCTAATCCATATTCTTTTGCAGCTGCGTTTAAAATACTTTCATCTTTACCAAAACCCACATAATGTTTAGATAAAAAATTTAATTGGTAAGACAATCTATTTTCATCTATTAAAGATGCTGCAATCATCGTGTCAATTATTTTACCTTTTACAATCACACCAGCAGATCTCAACCAACAGATGTCATACATGGCGTTATGAAATATAAATTTAGTTTCTTCTTGATTACAAATATCTTGTAGCCAGGATAGGACCAATTTTTTATCCATATTTCCACCAGACTCATGATGTATCGGAAAATAGCCTGACCAGCCCTCTACGGCCACCGCAATGCCAGCAATGTGCCCTCTACCGGTAACATTACCTGATCCAAGTTCTAAAAGATGTGGGTCATTAGTCTCTAAATCTATTGCTATTTCTTTGTAGCCATGAAGATCTTTTAATTCTTCTGGCATCACCCATTCTGTTTCAGGAGTGAACAAAGGTATTTGAGTGCTTCTCACGAATAATCTCTCTCTAATATCATTTCTAAATAATGAATTGCCTTCTTCACATCTTCCTCTTTTCCTTTTGACTGGTGTCTACAAATATACTTTATAGCGTTGCCTTCTGCAAAAAGCAACTTGTTTTCGTTTATAAAGTGTGCTGGCTGAATCTTCATGTTTCGATAGTGCTTCCCACCTACCTGCTTTTCTAATGAATCATATGTAGATCCTTTAAATATATCTTTGTGTGTCATAGTATATAAGCTCGATCAAAATCTCTTGGGTCCAAAACATGCAATTCGCGTTTCGCTCTCGTCGCTCCAGTATAAAATAATCTATGTAACTCATCTGGATCATAACTCATTGTTTCAAGTGCTGCGTTTGTGATGTCTTGCATTAGTAAAACTTTGTCAGCTTCTCCTCCTTTCGCTCCATGTATTGTTGACATAATAATACGCGGATTTTTATTTATCTGTTCTCCATTCGCCCGCATATTACGAATGTAGTTTTCCGTGATAGGATCTAATCCTTCAAATGCTTCGTACCAGACTAAATCAACTATCAAACCATGATTATCTTTACACTCTTGTAAAGTATACTTATCATCAGAATGTAATGTTTTACCTTTTCTAAAACCTTCTAATACATTTGATCCTAAATATTCATAAATATTTTTTATCTCTAAATGATTTAATAGTCCACCTTTACGCCATGCTTCCCAATTATTTAGTGCTAATAATAATTTTAATGGGATAGAATTTCTACCTTTGTATTGATAATACCAGCCCCGAAGTTCACACACTTCTTTTACAGAATCTAAAAAATGATTTGCAGAAGATAACACTAACCAATTACCTGCCGACATATCTACTTGTGTAATGTCAGAGTATCTTTTTAATACACCATGCTCCTCTCTAGGTTGATAATCTTTATCAAATCTATTTTGAACTTGATTAATTATTTTTTGTGATAATTCATGTATAGGTCCACCAGGAATCCTATACGATTGATCTAATGTTTGTATGTCATCTACTTCTTCTTTCAACGCAATAAAGTGATCTACGTCTGCACCTGCCCACTTAAATATTGCTTGATCATCGTCTCCTGCAATATAAGTTTTTTCTGCACGACTCCAAATTTTTCTCACCATCTCCCACTGCAGCAAAGATAAATCTTGTGCCTCGTCAATAAACAATACCTTAAACTTATTTATAGTTTCTTTTTTTAAAAAATCCTCTATGAGATCGTTAAAATCTTTTAATCCTTTTTCTTTTTTAAATCTTTTTAATTCTTCTGATAATAAAAATAACGTATTTCTTTCTATGTCTAATATGTTTTGACGAGAATCATAGTATTCTAATAAATCCATTCGTTTTACAATAGCTGTATTTATAATTGTAAGATATTCATTATCAGAGTTGAATGTGCCATCGTTGTCAGAAAATTTTGTAGATTTAATTGGTATGCCACACTTTTCACCAAACTCTTTGTAGTCTTCTGTCTTCATCATTTTTTCTTTAGTCATACCTAATTGATTAAAAGCATAAGAATGTAAAGTTCTAAAAAAGGGTAAATCATTTTCTATGTCTAATCCAAATTTTTCAGACGCTCTTGTAGCTGCTTCTGTGGCAGCTTTCTTCGTAAATGAGAAATAACCTATTTGTTTTGGTCTAATTCCATCTTGTATAAATTCATCTACTAAATTTAATAAAGTTGTGGTCTTACCTGTACCAGGTGGACCAAGTATTATTGTTTTCACATCTCCTCCTTTACATATCTTTTTAGTTCGCTATCTTGTATGTTGTCCGGTATCTCATTCTTATAAAATATCCTATAGCTATCGCTGCCATACTTGCCGATACCAAATAATTCTGTTGCGTCCTTGCCGTCCCAACCGAGATAATCTTCCGACATCCTCCACAGCCTGTTGGCCCTGACGTGTTTCATGCCTAAGTCTTTCAGCATCTCTGCTATCTTGTCTCTATCCGATTGTAATAAATGTATCGCTGTTGGAAACTCTTCGAAGAAGGCTGGCAACATCTTCTTGACTTTCTCACGTCTGGTCTTGTTTAAACAGATGACACCAACCATGTGTT